TGTGGTTTCTTAGGAGGCATTACTTCCCAAAGTTTCCATATTTGCCACGATGTTCACGCAACGCACGACGAGCAGCAACCCTACCCGCAGGAGTCTTGGCATTATCTACATTAGCAACCAACTTAGATTGCACCTTAGCAGCATCAGCGTTACGCTTGCCAACACCAGCACCCATAGCCCCAGCACGAGAACGACCCTCAGCCGCACGACCCTTAGGAACATAACGAACCTTACCAGTAGTCGGACTAACAGTACGACCAGTACCACGAGCCGTTTCAACATCAATCTTATTCATAACCTTGGTATTTTTATTTACCATAGTTTCTTTAGAAGTCTTTGTAGCCAAATCACGCTGCGCCTTAGACTGACCAGCCTTATAAGCCTTCGTTCCCTCAGTTGGAGAACCATCCCACTTTAAACCCTTACCAGATTGCGACTTGCCGAACTTATCAGCCATTGTCTTTGTCTTAGCCTTATCAGTCTTAGCAACACGAGAACGAGCAAACTGTCCTTCAAGTTTAGAAGCCTTACCCTTAACGCTTTGAACTGCATTGTTTCCAGCAGAACGCAAAGTAGGATTCTTCTTTTCAATTTTAGAAACAACACGAGTAGCCTGTGACTTTTTGCCTGAACCAGCCGCACCCGAAAGTGCCTTGACAAGCATCTTAGCCAAATCATCCTTAATTGGTCCCAGACCAATTGCTGGTTTTCTCTTTGCAGCCATAATATATCCTTAAATAAACGAAAGGTGGGGAGGGATTGCTCCACTCCCCACCAATACCAGTTTTGTTCTAATCCCGAATTAAGCGGTCTTAGCGGTCAACTTACCTTGCTTAGCACGGTTACGGATTGTGAGGTTACCGTAGCACATGATGAGTGCATAACGGGCATCCATGTTCTCAGGACGAACAAAGTTCGTATTTGAGAACCACTTACCTGAGTGACCTACAAGGCTGATGTACTTACTGTTAAGGAAGAACATGTTACCAGCAGTTGCGTGTGCATCGTACATTACAGGGGCATTCTTGAACAACAAGTTCTGGAATCCAGAGTTCTGCTTGTCAGTGTCCGTGTAACGAACCTGAGGCTGAAGCAATGATTCATACTTTTCAAACAAAGTCTGAGTAGTAAGAACAAGGTCAGGATGGTCATTACCAACAGATACTGAGTTATACGCAGTAGCCATTTGTGCAAGAGTCAAAGCACCAGCGGTGTTTTCCTCATATGAACGCCACCAGTTGTTGTCCTGACCAGTTGCTGAGTTGATACCGCCAACAGTGTTGCCTGATTCAATCAAGTTTCCAAGACCGTTCCAAGACTTACCTGAGTCAGTTCCACCAGCACCAAGAGTGTCGGTACCGTTACCAAAGAACATACGGTTGAAACCTTCACGCATGGATTCTTCAGCCTGCATGATTTTGGCTTCCAGCAAGTTAATAACTTCCTGCTCGCCATTGTTCTTTGCTTCTTCAATACCGCTGATTGCGATAGAAGCAGCGTACTGCTTCCAATCGTATTCAGCAGCCGAGATGCCTGTCTGAGGTGTAAGGTCAATTGTGTCATAACCAGAGTATGGCTTTACAGTGCTGCTTTCTCCGTAGATAAGCGGCTCAACAATTTTCGTACCACCATTAATCATGCGGATACGACCATTAGCCATAAGGTGTTGTGTCAACGGACGAGCCGAGAACACATTGTCTGTCAACTGATTGCGATAGTTTGCAAGTGTTGTTGATAGAATTGCGTCAAAGTTACTGTTACCAGCCATAATATTTATCTCCTAGATAATTAAAAATTTGTGTTTAGTTGTCGCTTGGCTGCTGCCCAAGCATCTGAAATACTAGAAACAGAATCAAAAGACTCAGCGGTAGTGCTTGCCGTAGCAGAACTACCACCAGAAACAATAGTAGCCTCACGCTTAGAATCCATAACAGAAGTTTCCTTCTGCTTCTGAACCTCTAGTGCCTGTGCCTCTAGTTGTCTCTGCTTGTTGAATTTGTCAAAAGCCAGTTGCTTATAAACTGCTTCCAAGTCCGTTGTGTTGCTCCGCAAAGCGGACTGCACAACCTCGTTGGTGTCAAAATCGGAATAGGCGGACTGAAGGCGAGAAATCTCTTTTTCAATCTGCTGCTGAGACTGGTATTCTTCAAACTGCGCAATACGCTGGTCTAGTTCACGGATTCTACGCTCACTAGGGTCTAAATCTTCATCATATGAATCTTCAACCAACTGCTGTGCCTGAGAATTTGAGATGCCATAATGGCGACTCAACAACTCAATCGTTGCAGCGGGGTCCCTATCAAGTGCTGTCTGCAAAGAATTTGCAAATTCCAAAGATTGCCTTTGGGTTGCTAACTCTTGCGTTTTGCGTGTATAATCTGCTTGCCGTTGATAACCAGCAATAGCCTCAGAAAGTGGAACATTCAGTTCTTCTCCATCAAACTTAACAGGTACTCTATGATTAGAATATTCTGCAATGTCTAAAGATGGACTATCATCAACCTGACTTACCTCACTGGAACTAGGTGACCCTACGGGTTCTACATCAGATTCGGTTACGAACTCATCGTTCATTATATTTTCTCCTAGAGTCCTATAATGGTTGCTCTACATATGGCAAGGCTGTTCCCTACTGTGGAGGTTGTCCCTGCATCTGCTGCAACTGTGCCATCATCTCAGGAGTTAAACCCTGCGGTGGTGCCCCTGCCCCCTCTGGAGGCATTGGACCACCCTGAGGTGGCATACCAGCCGCCTCTGGCGGTGCAGGTGCTGCTTGGACAAACTTCTCTGGGTTCTTAATATTGAAACCGAACTGCAACACATAAGAAGCAAGTTCCTGCATGTTAACAATACCAGCACCAGCAAACGGAGCCAAAGCATCAACAAGTTGCAGAGTCTGTTGACGGCGTTGCGACTCATTGTGGGGTTGCGTAGAGCCACCCACTACTTCAAAGTCAAACTCACCCTCAAGATACTCACGGTCAAAAGTAACCCAAAACGGTTCACCATCTTTACCAACAAGACGAGCAACCTGCTCACCAGTCATATACTGCTGAGCAAGCATAACCATACGGCGAGCAACCTCAGAAATAGCCATCTCAACAATAGCCAACTTGTCTGCTGTCCGAGCATTAGCAGCATCGGCAACAGCCGAAATTTCTGTAGCAGTACGGCGAATCTCAGGGATTCCGCCGTTCATAAACTCAGGCAAACCAGTAATACGGTTAATATCGTTAGTAATCATTTCCGACTGGTTATAAAACTCAGGAGGGCTAATTATGGCAGGGAATGCGGAGACAACATTGCCGAGTGGCTCATCAGAAACCACAGGGACCATAACATTGTCCTCATCAGATTCAAGGGCGCTACGACCAAACTGGTCAAACGCTGATTCCTTGTAAAGGTACTTGCGTGCGAACCGTTTACGATGATTCATCATCTGTGAACGGGTTTCGTTCAACTCACGCTGCAATGGTTCAATCTGCTCTAGGTCACCAATGGGATAAAAAACATCAGGCACATCATAGTTCCGAAGCATAACAAAAGGATGTCCAAAAGCATAAGGCATCTTAGTTGGTTTAATAAGGAACGATTCACCACCGTCACTAAAAACCGACATCGTTTTATTACGGATGTCATAATATTCCCAAATTTCTGCATAACCATAATTTTTGTCATAAACCTTACGCTGGCTAGGGTCCTCACTATAACGGCTAACAGCCATAATGGTAACTTCTTCACGAGCATTCTTATTATACCGTTTATCCGACTTTACCTCGGCAAGAGGACGACGAATGCGCTGAGCAATCCATTTAGCGTCATGCATAGATGTAGCATCAGAGTCAATAAACACATCAAACACTGACACCCGTTCTGCAAACGGGGAGTCAACTGTTATGACAGAATTACTAGTAGATTCACCACCAGCAACATTGTCATTGTAATCACTTTCAGTATCTTCACCAATTGAAGCCTCCTCAACAAAACGGTAACCAGTTTTAATCCAGCCATGCCCACAAATAAGTAGGTCTTTAACTGAACGGCGGAACTCCTCACGGATACTGCGGTATCTCCACCAGTAGTTAACAACAGCCTCAGCGACAACAGCATTAGGTGCGTTGTCGGGCTTGGTTGCGTTGACAGTAATCTTGGGGTAGTTAATAGCCACAGCAGGAGCAATAACATTAATAGTGGAGAACGAAATGTTAATCAACATTCTGTCCTCGTCACTATAATGGTCATAGTGTTTACCCTTGTAAATATCAATTAGACGCTTCCATGTAGCGTCGTACCCTTCATCTTTGCGCCACTTTTTGGAGGCGTTAAGATGTTCTCGGTATGTTGATAGTTGTTCGGACTGTGGTTTACGAGCCATAATTACTTCTTCTTTGGTGCAGCCTTTTTAACAGGTGCCTTTTTAACTGGTGATTTCTTTACTGCCGTACCAAGGGTTTTTTGTACTTTTCTAGCATTCCCAGCACCCATTTTTTGTTCAGCCATAAAAGCCTGATTGAATTTCTTTTTAGAATCTCTTGTCATGTATTTGTCGCTAAGAAAATATTCCATAGGACCATTACTGTCCCCATACATACGGGCACCCTTGTCCTGTCGGCGGTCCTCAATTCCTTCCAATCTGGAAGAAACCTTTTTCTGTGCAGCAGTTTTAGGTTTTACAATCTTACTAGGATTTCTGTCAAGATATTCAGCACGACCACTACCACGGGCATAACGCTTCATGTCTAGGACTTCTTTTTTACTTAACTTGACTCCCTTTTTTGCAAGAAATTTAGCAATATCATCAAGTGCGGACTTGGGTTTTTGAGCCATTATTACTTTCCTTTAGGTTTTGGTTTAATCTTTGTTCCCATGTCGTTTGCGGCACGGCGAATGTTGGTTTTGTAACTAAGGGCACCTTGGTTTTTGTAGCCCTGCTTAGTTGAATCATACATACCAAAAGCATCTTTTTTAGTAGTAACAGGAACCTTAGGAAGTCTTTTAACATACTTCTTATTAGTATTAGTGGTTCTTACTGCTGCTCGTACACCTTTAACACCAATTTTAATGATGTCATCAACGATACCTTGTGAATGCAGACCCGTGATGGCGGGTTTCTTTTTAGCAGCCATTATTTGCTCCTTCCGAAAGCAGCGTCGCTTGGGTTTAACCAACGCACCACAGGGGGCAGGAAAGCAGCCACTACAGCAGCCCACAAAGCCTTGGGGGATGTTTCTCCTGCAATAACAACCGTCAGTACGGTTGCTGTTGCGGAACGGGCATATGATGCCAGTGCACATTTGTTTTCTTTACTAATTTTCATTTCTTTTTTGCTTTCTTTTGTTTAGCCACTTTAGTAACCATAGAAGCCTTTTTGGCATCTTTCATACCTTTAGCGGTATAAGGGAATGTTTTATTTCCAACCTTTGGCATTATTTCTCTTTTCCATCATGCCACCCAATATGAGTGTCAATCTTAGTTCCAACTTCATCAACCTTATACAGAACCCGATTAAGCAGTTCCCGCCCCTCAGCATGCTGGCTTGTGTTCTCGCTACGCAACTTCTGCATAACAACCATTATAGGTCCACCAATAATGGCGACAATAATGGGTACAAACCACGCTTCCACTTAAATCCAACGACTTCCGACAGGTTCAATGTTTAAACCCTTGGCTTTAGCATCAGATTCTGTTTTACGCTGAATCTCACCAATAGTAGGACCACTAAAAGCCTCTTTGCCGTGAGTAAAACCAAGGCGAATGCCCTTAACATGGCATTTAAAGCACACATAACCACGCTTTTGAACAGTTTCTTCCACTGAACAGCCACAATTCACGCATTTAAAGTTCGTTACTTCCATAATAATAGCAATCTTGTTCCTTAAAGAGGAACTTTAAGACTGGCACGAATATTATGTGCCCCAATCGGTACTTTACCCTCGTTTTGTTCACTAAACATGTGTTGTTCCCACCACATGAGACTGTTTTTAGGTACAACCACATCCCCACGGAACTCAGGAAGCCAAACATACTTCAACATCTGATTAGTAATAGCCAAAGACATAGTACGGTCATCATGAGGAGAGCCAGCAGTTCTTCCGTTGTCCTTGCGCACATAGGTACGCAACTCCGCAATAGTCCTTTGACAATAAATGATTAACTCCTCGTTACGAATTGCAGCGGACAACTCATCAATAGATAACGGTTTAGTAACAGTAGTCGTTTTCCACCCCAAAGTTTCAGTAGCCTGAGGATTACGCTGCGTAATTTTACGCTGTCTAAAGAGGTTGCGGTATCCAGCCCGTTGAGCAGCCTTTATGGTGGTTAAGCCGTGGTTGTTGGACTCAACAGCCACAAGGCACTGGTTATACCACCAACCTAAGTCGGCAAGTATGTCACCAAACACATCAGGTTCACAATGTCCATGCCAATGAGCAACAACTTCCCCAGTGGTGGCATCTACCACATGGGCAGAACTGAAGTCACCATAACTGAAACCTTCCGCCACATCAGCCCCAATCACATAAACACTATCAACAGCAGGGAAAGCCCAAATACTAAGAGGACCATCTTCGCCCTCATCAAACTCGTATTTTTTGTCTGCGTACGCATGAAGAAACCCAACCATAGGTTCAAGTGTTTCAAAACTGTCTAGCATGTCAATGTCAAATACTGGGTTACCTGATTTGACAAAAGCCTCCTCAGGGCTACGGGGGTATTCTTGATGTAACTGCCAAGGTTGCATGTTGCGTGCCTTGACTGTGTACCAGTCCTCGTCACGGTCACCAGCGGACCAAGGGAAAAAGATTCCTTCAAATTGGTTGGTGCCCGTTTGGGAACCAACCCACATCTGGTGAAAAAAGTTACCAGACCCGTTTGCGGTGGACAAACCAATTACACGCCCGCCGACATCGGCAATAGGTTCAATAGAAGCCCACGCTTCCTCAGGGTTAGGCAAGAAAGCCCACTCATCCACAATAACCAAATACACCGACTCACCACGGGCAGGGTCAGAACCACTAGGTAAAGATTCAATAGCAGACTCATTATCAAACATCATTTTCTGCTGATGGTCAGTCGTTTGCTTAGGTCCCCGTTCCTTCATCCACTGAGGCATAAACCTAAAACCATATTTAGATTTAGCCAGTAGTTTAACTGACTCTCGTTCTGTACGGCTTAGCATAACTACGAAACGGTCAGGGCGAAAGAACACAAGCCAGAAAGCGTATGCGGCAGCCAGAGTGGAGAAACCAATCTGGCGTGCCTTTAGTACAATGCTGTAGCGTTCGGACATCCAGACACGCATTGTTTCTATTTGTGCTTCACGCATTTCAAACTTTATACGACCTCGTTCGGGGTGTTTAATATGCCAGTAGTTTTCACAGAAGTAAACAAATGCTTCTAGTTGTTCTTCTAGTGTGGCGTCGTCTGCGCCTCGGCATTTACGCCATTCTTTTTCATGTATTAATGATTGTAAATCCATAATGTTCTTTTATGTCCAAAGGGGGGGTATGGTTACCTTTTGCTGGAGACTAACTATGCAGGTCCTATATCTATTATTACCAACTGCATTGGATTTGCACTTGCTGGATAAAAGTAACCGTTTGCAATTACAGATGAATATCCACGCACTTTAATTGTTGTTGAACCACTTAAACCTGAAAGAATTACATAAACAGAAACATTAGAGTTTACACTTGCGGGTACATAAACATCACGACTATTCAACACTGTATTAGAACCGTTTGTTATTTGAGCCGTAAAGGTTTGTGCTGTCCCTTGGTTGGCGAGATTAGTTGAAAATTCTGCCCTATATAAACGACCCGATACTGGAGTAAATGTCACCGTAATACCAGTTATGTCAGTTGCAGAAGTTGGTGTGTTGAAGTTTGTTGTAGATGAAACCCATCCACGCCCAGATGTACCACCAGCAGTTGCATCAACAACTCCCCAAGGCATATTCCAATTTGGATACCAAGCAGTGCCGTTCCAAACAAACACCTTGTCCGTGTCGGTTTCGTAAATCATCTGACCCTCATACGGGGCTGTAGGGCGTGTCGTGGATGTGCATACACCAGTGCGTAACCCAGTTGCGTTGTTACTAATAGCCATCGTTATTTCCTGTATCCATAAACATTTACTGTTCCAGTTATAGTGCTTGCGCTTGTCGTAAATGTTAAACCAGTTGCAACGCTAACAGTGTTGAAACATTCACCACCAATAGGACCAATAGCAGGGATGCCAGCAGCATTAGATTTTCCCCCGCCGTAGTAAGCAAATTTTGTTGGCATTATTTGAACATCAAAAAAAGCATTATCTGGCGTTGCTGTATAGTAAGAGTTGGGAATAATGATGGTGTATGCAGTTCCATAAGCACCTGAACCAACATTGCTTCCGCCATACCCAAGATGACTTTGTTGATAAGCATAAGTGTTGGTAGTAATAGTCCCACCAGAGTTTCTGACCTGTAAACGAATCTCTTTTCCAGTTTCGGAACCACTGTTTGTAATGTTAAACACAACACGATAATTGGTGTATAAAGAACTAAAACAATCTATAACACCAATACTTGACGCAGCAGTAAATGTAACTGTCCCACTTGAAGAAACAGTCACTCCCGTACCAGTAACAGTAGGAGTTATAAGTTCCAGACCCATTGGGTTTTGTGCAGGACTGTTCGGGATAACCCACGCTGTACCATTCCACACAAGCAACTGGTCCGTATCCTTCTGAAAAATCACTTGACCCTCGTAAGGTGATGCAGGACGGTTGGCGGTGTTGTCAATAACACCCGCTTTAATCAGCGAACTAGCACCTATTTGCTGTGAAATACCCATTATGCCTCGCTCGCAAATCGTTCTTGATACGGCTCAGGCGTGTTGCCCTCTGATAGCCACAACTCGTACTCAACAAAATCAGCATTCGCTGAATCATTAGGAATAATAGAAACAGTACCGTCATCGTTTATTCGTTCAATGTAACGAGCAAGTTCTGGGGCATTAGGTGGACACCACGGATACTGTGTTAAATCTCCTTCAATATATCTAGCCATTTTTACAACTCCGCAGTCTGTGTTGAAGCAATAAAGAAACTCAAAGCATTATATCCACCACTGGCAGCAGCAAACGCAAAATAAGCACCATCGGCATGAGCATTATAGTAAGCATTGCTTCCTGCACTTAATGCAGCAGTTGCTGGATTTCTCCACTGGATGCTAGATAAAGTTATAGTTGGGGCTGCCCTGAATGGAACACGCATGTTTTGTGTGCCGTAATAATAGTTTGCTGCTGCGTAACCAAGAGCCACTACTTTTTCTTGATATTCCCCATAAGGGTAATTCTGGTAGTACCTCATGCATAAATGTAATTCAATACCAATAGGTCGTTGTTCAAACGGGGTTGGCTGGTAGTTCTGTTCCAACTGCACACCCGTAATCTCCACATAGTCATTAGCACCAGCAGTACCAGTAGGGCTATAAGCAAAAAAAAGACCAACCTCAGTAGCAGAAGAACTAAGAATTGCTGTCTTAGTGTACCTAGTCCATGTGGTTGTAATTACTTGTGTTGTGTTCAAAGGAGACAAATTACCCGTGTAACCCGTATATATGTTTTGGTCTGTACCTGTTCCAGTATTTATACCCACAGATATTGCTGAACCAGAAAAGTTTGCGCCAGCACGGGCATACCATGAAATAGTTACAGTTTTGCCTGCAAGCGGTATTGAGTTAACTGTTTCTAAACTTTGATAAATATTTATACTATTTGTTGCTGTATTGCCAGAGTCTCTTTGAAGTCTTGCGCAATATTGAAAACCTTCAAGACCTGCTGTTTGTCGTGAAATTGTTGAACCAGTTACTCCACGGTAGCAAGCCCAACGGTCTGCATAATAACTAGTTGTAGAAGCAGCAGTGATTGCAGACGAAGTAGTGCGTTGCCAAATTTTGAAATCACCGTTAATCAGAACATTACGAAAACCAAGTCCAGCAGGCAACAAAGCCGAAGAACCAAGAACACTAGAAATAGCCATTACAGTGTTTTGTCCCAGCCAACAACAGTAATATTAACAGCACTAGCAAAGTCGGAATAACCCCACAACCTATCACCAGCATTTAATACCATAGCCGTATCCAACACAATAGTGTCATAAGCAGCAATAGGTAGAGCGTGAATAAAACGGCTAGAAGTTCCACCAGTAACCGTATTACCAATACCTAAATATACCAGTCTGTCCGTGCCACTAGTGTTACACAATATAACCTGTTTAATAACCCACACATGACTGGTGGCAACAACAGCAGACCCAAGGGCTGCGTCTGTTGCTGTTAACGCCGTAGGGTTAACCAATCGTGTTTCTACTCTGTCACCACTTGCCATATTAAACTCCTACATCCATTAAAATAATTGCACTAAACTTAGAATCATTCATAGGGTCCGTTGTTAAAGTTGCGTTAACCCAGTTTGTACCATTCCACTGCAACACCTGATTTGCTGTTGCCGATGTGATAGTGACATCACCAACATCATCCAAAATGGAAACACTAGGAATAGTAGCCCAAACCAAACCAGTAGTTTGTGCAGAATCAGCCTTGAGGAAGTAACCGTTAGTGCCAACACCTTGACGAGCCAAGGCACTACCATCTCTGGTGAGAATGTCACCCTTTGTTGTCAGTGTGGTTGTTCCACCTTCAGGACCTGTGGCTCCAGTAGCGCCTGTCGCCCCAGTGTTTCCTATTACGCCTTGAATACCTTGAATACCTTGAATACCTTGAGCGCCAGTTGCTCCAGTCGCTCCCGTAGGTATAGTAAAATCAAATACTGCTGCAGCACTAGTACCAGAGTTGGTTACGGCAGCAGAAGTGCCAGCAGCACCAGTGGTGGTACTTCCTGCGGTAACGGTTGCTGCAGTACCTGTAGCACCAGTAACTCCTTGAATGCCTTGCGCACCTGTAGGTCCAGTTGCTCCAGTGGCACCTGTAGCGCCCGTAGCGCCCACCAATCCTTGCGGTACGGTAAAGTTAAAGGTAGCAGCACTGGAGGTTCCTGAGTTTGTTACAGTAGCACTAGAACCCGCAGCACCAGTTGTTGTTGTTCCAACAGCAACGGTGGCTGCGGTACCAGTTGCGCCGACAACTCCTTGTGGTACAACAAAGTTTAATACGGCAGCGCCAGAAGTTCCAGAATTAGTTACAGATGCTGAAGTACCTGCTGCGCCTGTAGTTGTTGTGCCAACAGCAATCGTAGCAGCCGCACCCGTTACGCCCGTCGGTCCAGTAACACCAGTGGGTCCAACAGGACCGATATTGGCAGAAGCAACAACAGTGACAGTACCAGAGGTTACAACACCAACAGTGGCGTTACCTAATCTGATAGTATAATTAGTAGTTGTAGCCATTGTAACTTAAACTCTGGTTACATCAGGCAAAATGGTACATTTACCAGAAAGAATAGTAGTAACAACACCACTTTCAGTACGCTGAAGGTCCCAAAAAGCAGAACCAGTAGTTAGCAACGCAGAGTCACCAGCAGATAGTGTGGCAGTGACAACACCGCCGACAGCGTTTGTCAACACACAAGTAAAAGAAGCAGCGATAGTGGCAGAATCATAAGTATAACGAATCTGGCTATTAAAAGTAGAACCTGTTAAATTCATGGCTGTGCCGTCAGCGTTCTCTAGAGTGAATACAAAAACCTCAGTATCGCCACGAGTAATCTTAATGTTTTGAGTAGCAGGAACCATACTAATGACTAATCTGTTCTAAAATAATTCATACGATGAACCTTGACTGGTTCTTCTTCAAACCAGCATTCAGGGCATTCCCTGAAAGAATTAGGGAACTCGCACCCACATTCGGGGCACTCAGTCTGCTTTTCCATCAGATTCCAACCGAGCAACTTGCTCCGCACTAGCCAGACTTGCAATCAGTTCATCTAGGTCCTTATCTGAGATTTCATTAAGAGACTGGGTGTGGGTAATATTAACCTGCTGAGGAGCCAACTTGTTTGTAGCCTGAAGATACAACTGAGCAGCCTTGTTGTCTCCACCGAGCGCACGCTGGTATATGGTGTCCATGAGTTTCTGGGTGCGCTCAGGGCTACCTTGCAAATCTTCTACCCGTTTCTGCCATTCTTGTTTAAAGTATGGTTTCTTTTGCCAGCGGCGTAGTGTTGCACTGTCCACGCCTTCTTGTTTAGCGTAGGCTTCTTGTGTGGGTGGTTGCCTCATGGGGGCAGGCACCACTAGCCAGTTTAGGTATTTTTCTTGGCGTTCATCAATATGGCTAGATTCCATACAAATAGCAGTACTGTTCCTTGACCACTGAGGGTGGTTGGTTGACTACTTTCTGCTAGGGAACAGCGGGGGGGATTATAGGGGGGGTATGGCGAATACTGGAACTTGCGTTCGTAAGATAAGCAAGTGCTAGTGATTGTTACTACTAGGGATAGTAGTATTGTAAACAAACAATAGTTTGTTTACCCATAGCCATAATGCGTGGACAAAAGAGTGGGGCTAGAGTCTTATGGCTTATAAGCATGATATAGACAAAATGGCTCCTTGGACAGAGGTTAAGGTAAGATGGAGAGATGCATACAGTCCAGCGTCAGGCTGGCATGACACACACGACTATGAACCGATGGACAGCATTGCAACTACGACTGGTAGGTTATGGGTTGAATGTCAGGAGCATTACATTACTATTGTTGGTACTATCTTTGAGTCTGAATTACCTAATCCCGAAACCGTTGGGGACATTAACCATATACCTATTGATTGGGTTTTGGATATTGAAATCCTACCAGTTTCACAAACACACAAAGAAATATAAGGAAACAACAAAATGATAACACCATCAACAACAACAGGAACACTAGGCGTTTTAAACGCTGCAGTAGAAGTCAACCTTGACAGTGCAGAGACATTTGCAATGCAAGTATCAGGCACATGGGTAGGAACAATTAGTTTTAGCGGCTCAATAGACGGAACAAACTATTTGCCTTGGAATATGCAAAGCCTTAGTCGTGCAAACAACTACGACCAGCAAGCAACCACTACCGTTAATGGTATTTTCTCACATGAAGCACATATAAGGTTTTTCCGTGTTCAAATGACATCCTATACTTCTGGTACAGCAACCGTCACTATTACTGGTGACCGCACAGCAAAATAAAAAGCAATGGCAGCCAAAAAGAAAACAGCAGCATGGACTCGTGCCGAAGGCAAAAACCCTAAAGGTGGACTCAACGCCAAAGGCAGAGCATCCTACAAAGCACAAACAGGTGGCACCCTGAAGCCACCCGTTTCGGCTAAACAAGCAGCCAAATCACCCAAGTCAGCAGCCCGACGCAAATCCTTCTGCGCCAGAATGGGCGGTTCACAGGGACCCCTTAAAGATTCCAAAGGACGACCCACCCGCAAAGCACTAGCCCTAAAGAAATGGGATTGCTAATAATACTAGGACAAACCAATCTCCTCTAGCATAACTGGCAGTGCAACGGACTGTTAATCCGTCAAGTCTTGGTTCAAGCCCAAGGGGGAGAGCCACACACAAGGGGTATCCAACCCCCTCCAGAAACCCCCAAAATAACGCATCGG